ATTTATCCCATGCCTTTATTGCAGTAAAGTTATTGAAACTGAATTCCATTCTATCAACTAACTTCACAGCGTCACCAGAAACCCTATCAATTGCAACATAACCCTCTGGGTTAACCACTTTAAATCCATTACTAGTCTTGATAAAGGTATCTGTTAAACCTTTAACACTATTTAGTTTTTTCACAATCCCCATCTTTGCATTTACAAGATGCATCTGAAATGCAGTCACTTGTTGCAGATTGGGCAACATCTTTTTAAATTCTCTAACGTATTCAGTCTTCTTTGTTTCCAGAACATCCTTAGATTTCTGGGTCTTTAGTTTCTCAATCTCTTTTTGAAAATGATTCTCTACATGAGTAATATAACCATTTGCGTGTCCTTTGGGGTCTGTAACAGCCTGTCCAGCACGAACCTTGGTATTGTTATATGTCTTATAACTTGCACCAACTAACTTACCAGTAAGTGAGTCTTGTAATCTTAAAAACTTCTTGAGTAGTGGTGCATTAATTCTTTGAAATGTTTTACCAGAGTTTGATAGGTGTGTAGTGACCTCAGCAGTTTCTTTTGTGGTCATAGTTGCACGACCAGATACATCTTTGTAAGTTGCATCATCCATCCAAACTGATTTTGATTTTGTAAGTCCAGAAATATTTGCACCGAATGATGCTTTCATATCTTGTAGTGTTGAACCTTTATATGTTGTATGCCATACAACACCAATCTTTGCACTACTAATACTTTTACCAATATCGGATGTAGGGTCAACTGCATATACAATTGTATTAGGTTGGAATGTGATAAATGATTTACCATCAATCTTTTCTTTACCTTTATCTTCAGAGGTAAACATCAAGTCACCTTGAAGAACACCTTTGATACCTAATTTAGAAAACTCTGTGAATGATGTTGTAAACTTTGATTTCAAAGTACCACTTAATTCAGCTGCATCTTGAATTTCTTTAACACTTTTATATAACAATGGTTTTTCATTGAATACTGATTTCTTTGCAACAAAGAACTTACCATCACTTGGGTCTTCACCAGCAAAGATTGCAGGCGCACCATCCCACTTGACTGTCATGTTGACTGAAGACCTTGCTTCTCCAGCAAGCATATCTCTTAGGGAACGAACAAAGTTAATTGCAGCTCTACCCCCAGGCACACCAAAGTTTAATATCTCATCTTCGATATGTTCTAAGTGTAGGTTCTTACCTTCTTTCCCCTCTAATAAATTAATCATTTTACTTTAAACCCACTTGTTGTTATGTACAAACTTTTACCAGACCAACCACCAGCAGCTCTAGTTCTTAAAACAATTGGTGCAGATATAATCTTACCTAAAGGTCTATAACCAAATGCAAGATTAAAGGTTTGACCTTTCTTATCATAACTGGTTCTAATTTGTGTTAAGTCTGTAGATTTCTTTGTAAAAAATATTTGTCTTTGTTCTTCATCTGAAGAAACATCTTTAATTGTAGAACCCTTTTCACTACCAATCAAAAGTTTGTATGGACAAGGTGTTGCATCTGGGTCATCATATGTATAATACCCAACCGTGTTTAAAAGGTATACCATATTTCTAGAATCTGATATGTAAGTAGAAAATGCAGATATTAAATTATTTCTAAATTTATAGTAAAAATCATCTGCATAGAACTTTAATTTGTCTTTTTGAAATGCACGAGCAAGAGTTGCAAATGCTCTCTTTGAAGAACTTTCACTAAATCCTTCACCAGCAATACTAAATGCTTTTATTGCCTTATGTGCAGTTAGAGTTTTAACATCTATCGTTGAAGCTGCATCATTCCATGCATCATCAATCATTTTTTGTATATTAGATAATTGTTTTCTATCTGAAAGTTTAGAATAGAACGCAGTTATGTTTGTATTAATTTTTGGGGTTGCATCTTTACCAGCCGCAATCTTATTAGAATATCCAATATAATTGCCATCAGATAATTTAATGATGACATCAGATGGATTCTTTCCACCCACTCCATCTGGTTTACCTCTTGGCACCCAGAAAACTTTATCAATAGTACTTGGTAAATCTTTTACAACTGCGAGTGAATTTTGATATCCGATTTCTATATCTCTATCAGCAGTTTCGTCTTTGTCGATTAATGCAACAAGGTCTTCGTATGTTACATCTTGACCTTCACCATTTAGAACACCAGTTTTGCCTGTCTTTCCACCAATATCTGATTGAAAAGTTTTAGGGTCTGTATAATCTTTGTGGAGTAGAAAATAGACTGTCAAGAACTCATTTACATTTGATGATGCAGTTGAGTCTTTTCTAGTCTTTTGACCAAAGTGAGCTTTTACTTTTGATTTTGTAGTGATAACATAGTAGTTAGTATCTTCATCATTTACATTTACTTGAAAATGATATTTACCACCGTAGTTCTTAATTAGTTCACCAGAACCAGAATCAACATTCTTGTATTTTATTGTACCGTCACCTACAGACGGTCTGATATCATCTTCTGGTATATCAAGAACATAAAATGGATTAAATGTTCCTCTACTCTGATAATCTGGAGATACAGTTAATTCTCTCAGATATTTTTTAAAACCTTCCATTGTCCAAAAACCCCATCTATAATATTAGTATTATTTATGCGTTAGGAAACTTGGAAAACCGAAATCACCGAAAGGTTTATTTGTATTCAGAACATCTGCTTTTTGTTCTGCATCATCCTCAAAATTGTAAACCTTAATAATCTTTCTAGTAGGAAGTTCAATTACTTCCCACTTTTTAGTGTTTACATTAATGTCATGGTAATACTTTACCTTAGACCTTGATGTCCGAAAATTTCTCATATTTGCTAGTCTTTCCAGCAAATGGAGTGTTGTCAAATACAGGCTCTTCATTTTCCTCTTGTCCAGAATCTACCAAGTCTCGTTGTGCTTCTTGTTCAACATCATACAGTCTCATTTTCGCTCTGTCAATACCTAATATGAATCTTTTATTCATAGTAGGGTCATTGTATCTGTTCTTTAACTGTTTGACACAGATTTGGTTAAGGTCTTCAAGTTCTTCTGTACTAATAAGTGCAAACATGAGGTCAGCCGTAGCTGGTAGACCAAAACTTTCTGAGGTATCTTCCAAACCAATGTCGCTTGAGACAAACCCCCCTCTAGTTGTTTGTGTCGCTGACATAATCGGTACATTTGATTCAACTGCGAGGCCCCTAAGTTCCTCTGCAATCGCTTTAATATAAAAATATGAACCGACATTTGCATTTCCTCTAAATCTTGATGATGCACATATATTAAGATAGTCAATAAAGATAATGTCTGGTTTGAAACTACGTTTGAGTGCAAGTTCTTTAATCAGACTTCTAAAGTTACCAACATGAGCAGATGCAGTTGGATACTCCTTGACAATCAACTTTCCATTTGTCTTTTTGTTTATCCTTGTTAGATAACTTTCAAACATCTTTTTAGGGAGTGTATGTAAGTCATCTATCGTTACATTCATTAAGTTTGCATCTATTCTTTCTGCAATGCGTTCTTCTGCCATCTCTAATGTGATATACAGAACATTCTTACCTTGCATAAGTGTAGATGCAGCCATGTGACACATGAACAAAGACTTACCAACTCCAGTTCCAGCAAGTGCAATATTTAGTGTCTTTTGTGGTAAACCACCTTTTGTAATCTTGTTGAAGTAGTCCAAATCAAATGGTATCTTTTCCTCTTTCTTATGATAGAACTCATATCGTTCTAAACCATCTTCAACATAGTCATGTCCTACTGATAGGTCAAAGGAAACAGCAAGTGCTTCTGATAGAATAGAAGGAATCGCTTCTGGAGTTCTATTCTTATCTTTCCCATCAATAATACTTATCCCATCAAGGACTGCATTGTATATTGCTTTGTCCTTACAGAATTTTTCTGTTTCGTCATGTAACCATTGTAAATCCACTTCAGTCTTATCAAGTGAACTAATGATATCCACAACTTTCTTATAGTCTTCATCATTGATATCTTTACGATTATCAACACCAATAGTAAGAGTTTCTTTTGTTGGTAGAGAGTTGTATTTCTCTAAAAACTTTTCAATCTCTTCAAATACTACTCGTTCATTTCTATTCGCAAAATATTCTGGTTTGATAAAAGGAAGTACTTTCCTTGTATAATCTTCATTATATATTAAGTGTGTGAGAGTTGTTCTCTCAATCGTTTGCGTTATTGACATATTGTAAGCTTCCATCATTCATTTGTTCATCCATAATATCATAAAGTATATCTCCAATCAAGTTAAAAAAATCATCTTTGAAATAATCTTTTCCTAACCCATTAGAGT